TTACTGTGCAGGATTAGAAAGCGGATTGAATTTGACCGCACTTTCTAAATGCGATGGAGCGAAATGTGCATAACGCATTGTCATTTCGATAGTTGAATGACCGAGAATTTCTTTCAACACTAAAATATTCCCACCGTTCATCATAAAATGGCTGGCGAAAGTATGGCGTAACACGTGGGTAAGTTGCCCTTTGGGTAACTCAATTTCAGCACGCAAAACCGCATTTTCAAAGGATTCGTACGCATCATTAAATAACCGCCCACGCTTTTTCGGTAGCATATCGAACAATTCTTTGCTGATAGGCACGGTCCTATTTTTCTTTGATTTTGTGTTTGTGAACGTGATTTTATACGGCATAACTTGCGATTGGGTCAGCGTTTCCGCCTCACTCCAACGTGCACCAGTTGCCAAACAAATTCGCACAATCAAGCCCAAGTCAGGATTTCGAGAGTTATCGCACTCAACTAATAAACGGTAAATATCCCGCTCATATAAAAATGCTAATTCTGTTTCTCGTTCTTTAAATAAGCGCACACCATCAAGGGGATTTTCAGCCGTCCACTTGCGCAATGATTTCAGTTCGTTAAACACTGCTCGCAAGTAGGCGTGTTCACGGTTTACTGTGGCTTCTTTCGGGGGATTGTTTTTATTTACCGAAAATTCCCCATCAAGGCGGCGTTTGCGGTAGTCGGCAAAGATTTCAGCGTTAAATTCATTGGCAGGCGGATCGTCCAAGTTCGCGCACAAGTTCTTTAGTTTGGCTAAACGTGCCTCACCGTCTGACAGCGTTTTACCGTGCAAATCAAACCATTCTTGCACATAAAAACTTAATGCGGGTAAATCGCTTGATTCCAAAACTTGTACAGAATCAACCGCACTTGTCGTTTGTTCTTTGGCTTGATTGTAAAAACGTAGCGCATCACCTTTGGTTAAAAACCATTTGCGTGATCGCTTGCCGTTTACATAAACTTCCGCAAGCCATTTACCGTTTTTTATGTCTTTACGAACTGCCATTATGCGTTATTTTCTTCAATCCAACGTGATTCAGAAATAATTTTAACTTTATGATTGCGTTCTGCTTGATATTCTTTTGCAATCATAATTTTTTTGCCGTAACTTTGTTGCAACCAATCACGAGAATTAAACATTCCAACAATCAAATAATCTAAATCAAGACGAAAATCATCGATAACGATTGCACCTTGAGAAATCGCTAATTCAGAGCATTTCTTTCTTGAACCGTATTTGAATTTCCCGGTTAGTTGCACTACCTTTCCATTTAAATCTAGTTCATTAACTAAATCAAAGAACGATTCGCCCAAAGCCATGCCATCGGCATTGCCTTCAGTGTCAGAACCACAAAAATCAACCAACAATCTTTTCAATCTTTCAAAGCCATTTGATGATAGGTTTTCAACATCGTTTTCTTCAAAAAATGAATAGAATTTACTTATAATTGGATCATCTTGTAAAAACGCATTTTCATCTAACCAATCAGCCAAACAACGAATTTCTTCAATAGCAATATGACCATCGGCAATTAATCCTTTGCATAAGCCTTGAAATTCATTTGTAATGATAATTGAACTATGCTTATTGACATCACGAACAGTGCAATCAGCAATAGCTTCATCCAGTTGTTCACCGATCTTATCTTGTAAATGCTCAAGTGCGGTTAATAACTCATCTAGGATTTTGCCTTGTGGTTCACCATCAGGGAAAGATAAAAATATTTGAGTAAATTTGCGAGCTTCGTTATAGATTCCGAGGGAAAGGGGATCAAGATAAACAGATGATTCAATCTCTAATAACCAAGTGTCTAAAAACAAGGCTTCGTCTTTGTTCATCGTTAAATCACAATAAAAGCCCTCAATCATGCCATACAGAACAGTTAAGAATTTTATATTCGTTCTTTTGTAATTGGTCATCATTTAGACTTTCTCCATCTTCAAAATCACCTTCCCCACCACATCAATATCACTCAATTCACATTCAAAACTGAACTTGCCGCCATCTACACGGATTTTTCCTGCAGGTAGCACAGTGATATAACGGATAAGATGGGAGTTTTCGACGATGACGAAGTATTCGCCATCCACTAAATTGCCGTAATCGCTAGTGGCAAAGTAGGTGCGATTGTCTTCATCAATACGAAACACTTTGTCATAACTTTCACGGCTGTCTAAATTCGGTAAGTAAGGCAAAAGAAAGGGTTTATTTTCCATTATGAAAGATTTTCCGCTTTCTAGCTTTATTGTATGAAAATATTTCAGGTCGTCTGAATTATCGAAAATCGGCTCTTCACCATATGCCAAATATTGCAATCTTGCGCCTGTTTCTTTCACGCAACGGATCACTAATTCTGCAGGGAAAAAACCCCTAGAAGCCCACGTGCCAAAGGTGCTGTGTGGCATTCCTAAATGTTCAGCAAGAAGTTTTCTATTCGCAAATCCGTAAGCCTTGACTATTCGATTGATGACTTCCTTTCCACCGATTATTTCAAAATTTAACTCATTTGACACAAAATCACCTATTGACAACTCAATAAACACAGATCAATAATAATTGTGTCAAATGACACAACATAGATATATACCAATATTTACTAATGGGAGAGTTTAAGCAATGAACAGCCTAAATGCAATTTGTATAAATGTACAGATCCATGCGCCTTACGTCACATTAAAGAAATATGCCGAGCTTACTGGGCTTTCGTTAGACAAGGTGCGAAAGATGAGAGCATCAGGCGAACTGCCTATTGCAGATAAAAAAGCGGAAAAGGGTTCAGTGTTAGTGAATTTAATCGCGATTGCCAAACAGGCGGCAAAACAAGAATAAAAAACCGCACAAAAGTGCGGTTAGTTTCCAAAAGATTTTAGTTATAAGGGGAAGACAATGACTAAATCATCATTCACGTTTTTCTTTCAAGAATATTGCGAGAAACACAATTTAACCAACGAAGAAATTCAAGAAAGATTCGCTATTCTTCAGTATCAGGCAGAAGTCGAGCGAGATACCACTCAAGCGCATCAGCAGCTTTCGGCGATTTTTGCGAAATGCCGTGAAAACTGCCCACGCAAACAAGCTAATAACGATGAGACAACTTCCCAATATACGGGAGCAGAACATCAAGCAATTCGGGATTTGTTTGCTTCACTGAAGCAATCAGCGCGTGAAGCTCATTCTCTACATCATCAATCACATCAGGATGACGTGCAAGTCCACGCAAAAGGCAACCAATCACGCGTTCTTGAAGTCCCTGCTGTAACTGAAGTTGATAAAGCTGTGCTTGCATATCTTGAAGCGTTTTTTGCATCTGATCGTTCATCTTCTGAAATCCTTAAATTAAGTAATCGTTTATTCAATTTAGGGCAAGCATACAACAAAACAGGTAAATAAAAAAGCGAGGGCGCGGCAATGTATGTGTCTGAAAACGAAAGTGCGGTAGAAAAATGGCATCGTTTAAACGGTGTGCCCATGTCGAAAGCAAGAAATAGCGAAGAAGCCTTGCATGAAATGGGCTTGAGTAAATATCCCACTGAACGCGCTTTTAATCATCTTTCCGATGAGCAAAAAGGCATGTTAAAAGCGTTAGCAGATATTGAACCTTTTGAAGATTACATCTCGCCTGGTCTCACTGGCGATAAGTTATGGCATTACAACGAAAAAGGCATTGATAAATTAACCAAAGCCTTTCACGCCATATCAGCACTTCGCACGCCTTTTCCGCGCGCTTTAAGCCGTCGTGATTTTTACAATATCGACCCACACACAAGGGGGAAATAATGGCAACGAAAAACCGAACCATTATCAAAAAATACGCCGATCGCTGGCACAAAGAAGCCTGTCATTTATACGCAAAATGGCTCAACGCAAAACGCCAAGGCGATGAAGAAGCCGCAAATTATTATTTCAGCAAATATATTACGGCTGGAGACAACTGGATCAACTACACCAAATTTGCCCATTAAGGAAAACTCTTATGCAAGAACACATTATTGATTTATCTGAACGTTATGCCCTTAAGTTAAACGAAAACCACGTTTATATCCTGTACAAAATTGAACTCAATGAAAACGGCACTTATCAGCGCAAAGGCGGCGCAGTATGTAAGGATTTACCTTCCTTGTTGGACAAGCTGATTTACTGTGAATTGATGAATGAGAAAGTAGAAACTCTTGAAGATATGCGCAACGTGCTACACGCCATTCACAGCGAAGTAACACGCATCGCCGAAATTCAAGCCACTTATGCGCAGGCATAAACCCTTTTTTATCCATATCTATTAATTTAATTCATCTAAATTTATTTTAGATGAATTTTAATAATAAATAAGCCGAAATGAATATGCAAATGTGGGAACAGCAACGTGACAACACCGTCAGTGCCAAAAAGGCACATATGGCGGTGGTTGCCTGTGAACGTTATCAAGCAGCAGAAAATGGGCATAAATTTGACCGCACTTTACTGCCTTTTGATGAAAGCTGCTATACGCCACTGCAGCTAGAATTGTTCGCCACCAATCCAGTTGATTTTGAGTTTATCGAACAAAAACTTGAAAACCTACCTCGCCAACGTCAGCGTGAATATTTCCGTAAACTTTATCTTAAAGCCTATCGTAGCGTAAAAGACGATGGATCCATTGCTTTTTTACTCGGCAATAAACAACGCCGCCACGCTAATGATTATTTACGCGATGTGTTAGATGTGCGCTTGAAAAAAGTCTTTTCACAATACAACGTGAATATGGATTTTTTGCAAGCGTTCATCAACACTCCGCAATGGTTACTATCCGTTAAAGATGAAATGCAACAAGCTGTGCAGTTCTCCACCGTACCAACCCGTGAAGAACTTGCCAAACACTACAACGAATTACATTACAGCGGTTTTCATTTTCGACTGTTAGGCACCCAACAAAAGCAAAAACAATTACCTTTCTATTTAATCACCGAAAGCAAATTGAAAAAAATGGCGTATGAAATGGCAACGGCATTTATTCGATTTCAATGTGATTGCTCCCACTTTTTAAAAAATGGCATCGAAAAAGACAACGAGGGCGACATTCAAGGCTATTTCTATCAGCTCTATAAATGGTGTGGCGAAATCGCCTTTTCTGCAGGTTTCAAAATCCCTCACTGGGAAAAAATAGAAAATGACAAACGCATCAAAGCCGAACATATTGATAGCACTTTAATTCGCTTGACGTGCGAAAAATGGTGGTTTAAGCAAATGCGAGACATACAAAAACGTATGGTCGAGCATATCGCTATTGCCTGTGGCGAGGTGCGCGCCAATGCCGCCAGTTATATCTCTAATCAAAGTTTCCAAGAATGGCAACTGCAACAACGCAAGAATCACGATTACTTGCGTGCGATGATTATTGAGAACATCGACAACCCAGAAGAACAGGTCGAGCTTTTCGACATGTTCTTGAAATCATCTTCTAACCCAGCATTACGCAGAAATGAAATGATGGTGCGCTTGCGTGGTTTGGAAGAGTGGGCAGAAGAAAACAACAATGAAGCCTTATTTTTAACCCTCACTGCGCCATCATCATTCCACGCAGGCAATGGCAACAAAAAATGGTCGGGGGTTAATCCACGAGATACGCAAAACTATTTAAACAAAGTGTGGCAACAGTTCCGCGCTTTATTATCGAAACGTGATATTAAATTTTATGGTATGCGAGTGGCAGAGCCGCACAAAGACGGCACACCACACTGGCATGCGCTAGCTTATGTGCCAGCAGAACATAAAGAAGAAGTCATCCGCTTATTTAAACAAAAAGCTCTAGAGCTAGACGGCAATGAAAAAGGCGCGGCAGAACACCGTTGCAAAGTGGAAGAATGCGATAAAACAAAAGGCAGCGCAACGGCGTACATTGCCAAATATATTGCGAAAAATATTGACGGTTTCGCCCTTGCTGGAGAAGTATCAGACGAAGACCCAACACTAAGCCTACACGACAACGCATTGCGCGTTCGTGCATGGGCGAGCCGTTGGGGCATTCGTCAGTTCCAATTCTACGGCGGCGCATCCATTTGTGTTTGGCGTGAATTGCGCCGATTAATCAGCGGTCAAGCCGATGATGAAATTATCAATAAAGCCCAAGCAGCCGCAGGCATAGCGAATGATTATGCCGCCTACATGGAAATTCAAGGCGGAGCACTGGCTAAACGTACTGATCAACCCATCAAGCTAGATTATGAAACTAAACCTGCTAATAAATATGGCGAACAACGCAAAGCCATTATTGGTTTAGCGAATAGATTCAGCCTAAAACAAGTCATTTCACGCACCAAAAAATGGCAAATTAAAAAACGCCCACAAGATTTTGCACAACGCACAGAATCTATGGTTGAGCGTAGCTCAACCGCTAACAATAGCGCACGCAGTGCGCCTTGGACTTGTGTCAGTAACTGTAACCGCTCAATTCTTGAGCAAAAGATCAAATTACTGACACAATCGATCTGCGCGCCCCTTAGCGCACAAAAATTAGACTATTTATTCAAGTACAAACGGCTGATCATAGATAAATATACAGCCATAGAACTCACCGAGAACGATGTGCAGTTAGTGAAACGGAATCAAAACATGATGACGTCGCTTTCCCCTGTGCCAAGTCTAAGAAACCTTAAAAAACTCAAAGATTTTCATAAAAACCAACGCATTCAATAGGAGAAAACGCAATGAATAAAAGAAAACAGAAACAAATCAGCCGAATCTTAGCGGCAAAACGGGCGGAAAAGTGCGGTCAAATTGATCTGAAAAATTTACAAGCGCAAGTGTGGGATCTTGCTGTGCAATCGCAACAAACCGCAAGTTGGGTAAAAACACAAGAGGAAAGTCATCGACTTATTTATCGATATTTTTCAAAAGAAATAGCACGGCTTGAAAAACAGAATATGCCAAATCATCTTGAATTAATCCTGCTTGCGATTGCTTCAGGGGTTATAGGTAGTGTGATCAGCGTTAGGGTGTTTTTAGGGGTTATATGAAAAAAAATATATTTACCTACGGTTCAATCTGTTCAGGGATTGAAGCAGTAAGTGTGGCATGGAAAGGCTTAGGTAAGCCACTTTGGTTTAGTGAAATTGAACCTTTTCCTTGTGCCGTGCTTACTTATCATTATCCCAACATCCCAAATCTTGGGGATATGACAGACCTACCTCAAAAAATTATAAACAGAGAAATTCCTGCTCCAGATGTGCTTGTCGGAGGTACTCCTTGTCAAGCATTTTCTGTCGCTGGGTTGCGAAACTCGCTAGATGATGAGCGAGGAAATCTCACTTTAACTTTGATACACATATTAGAGGCTATTGATTATGTTAGATTCCAAGATGATAAACCGCCGTGCATTCTGCTGTGGGAAAACGTACCAGGTGTCCTATCCACCAAGGACAACGCCTTCGGACACTTTTTGGCTGGATTGGCTCAAGAGCGTGAGCCATTGCAACCAACAGGGGGAAAATGGTCAAACGCTGGTTATGTGCATTCGTCCCGAACTATCGCGTGGCGCATCCTCGATGCTCAATACTTCGGACTCGCCCAACGACGCAAGCGCGTGTTCCTTGTGGCAAGTGCTAGAGAAAGAAGCGTCGCCCAAATACTTTTT